TCTTCGGGGTGCTGGGACCATAGCGGGGACTGGTAGTAGCGCCACCACTGGCGCTGCCACACGTTGCCCTGGTCCGGGCTTGGCCGTCCCTGGTAGAGGGCTGCGAACACGCGGGAGCCGGACTGTATCCGGATCTGCTCCCACTGCTCGGGCGTGCGGCCCCGGGCGGAAACGAGCCACTCGCCCGGTTCCCGGCCAAGCGGGTCGGACTGTCCGAGCTCCGGGTTGTGGTCGGCGAGCGCCGGGATGTTGACGACCCGCCAGCGGTGCCCGTCCTCCGCTGCGAGGAGGCGGCCGGCGATATCGTCCTCATGCCACCGGGTTAGCACTACGCAGACCGGCGCGTCAGGTGACAGCCGGGTGGACCCGACGGACGTCCACCAGTCCCACACGCGGTCCCGGTAGTACTTCGACCCGGCCTGCACGGCATCCGCGATCGGGTCGTCGAGGACCAGCATGTCGAGCGCACGGCCGGTGAGGGAACTTCCGACGCCTGCGGCCACGCACCCGCCGCGGTGGCCTGCGAGCTGCCATCGTTTCGCGCTGCCGTAGTCCGGGGCGATCCGCAGGCCCAGGTCGAGGGTTCCCTCGTCGCCGTTGTTCGTGGCGATCCGGTTGCGGATGTCCCGGCTGAATGTCTCGGCGAGTGCCTGGGAGTAGGAGACGATCCCGATCCGGGTGTCCGGGTTGCGAGTCAACGCCCACAATGATCCTGTTTTTGTCAGTCTTTCGCTTTTGCCCTCTTGTGGGCTCATCGACACCAGGAGCCGGGCGCCCGGGCTCGACTGGGCCCAGCCGATCGCCTCGTCTACCAGGTCGAGGGCCGGCGTCTGGACGGTGTCAGGGTCGATCGCGGCGGCGAGCTGCCCCGGTGTGCGCCACCGTGTGGCGTTCCGCTGGTGCAGTTCTTTCAGCTGCTGGCGGCGGCGTTCGCGCAACTGCTTGAGGAGGAGCAGTTTCTCGGGCGGCGCCTCGATCCTGGGTGAGGGCACGGCCGGGGTCGCCTGTCTCCAGAAACTTTGACGTTATGTGTTGACACGAAAAGGCCAGTGAGGGTAAATTTATCTCTGTAAGCGAGATAAATTTAAGGAGCTGCCCTGATGAGCATGAACCCGGCACCCCGGATGACCTGGCGATCCCTCGGCTGGGAGGTCACCGTGCCCGCCGGCACATACTTCCTCGGCGACCCGTGCTACGCGGTCCCCAAGGAAGACTGGATGCAGCTGCTGGCCACCTGCGGCTCCTTCGAGGACACCCCAGTCGGCGAGGTCGCCGGGCACCAGGTGCTCGCCTTCGGCACCCGCTGGGGAGACGGCACGTACACCGACACAGACGGGCACCCCTACAGCGTGGACGCCGGCCTTATCGGGCTGGTGCCGGAAGCGCTGTACGCCGGCCGGGAACGGCACGACCTGGACGACCTCGGCCGGGTCGTCACCTTCAGCCAGCCGCAGGAGTGCGCAGACGACACGACCGGGCTGCTGGTCTTCGGCAACGTGAAGATCGACACCGACCCGGAACCAGAGGAAGAGGGGGAGGACGACTGGCACGAGGACGGCGGGGATTAGCCGCCCGGCGCCAGGGCGAAACAGGCGCGAGCCTGTCCGCCGGTCAAGCCGGCGCTGACGAGCCCCGAACGGAAGGACGACCGAATGACCGCTCCCACGGCTGCCTGGGACTACGACACCGACGACTGCGGCTACCCGCTCCAGGTCCCCGACGGGATCCGCTGCGGCGAGTGCCAGCAGCGCCACCAGAACGTTGCCGCTGTCCGCGCCTGCCACGAGATCGCCGAAGGCCAGCGGCAGCAGCAAGCCGATGAGATCTGGGCTGAGGACGCCTGGCTGCGCGCCGCCGAAGCCGGCGACCCGGCCACGTGGCGGGAGGAGGAGCTCGAGCGGATGGCTGAAGCGTCCGGCCTGCCGGTCCCGCCCGGGTGGTTCTGACTCGCCAGGCAGGGCGAAACCGCTCCGGCGGTCCAGGCGTCACGCGCCTGCTGACGAGCCCCGAGACCAGGAGACCTGATGATCAAGTACGCATACGGCCCGCGGGGCCAGCTGGAGCCGCGGCAGCCGCGGGAGTTCCCCAGCCTGGATGCCTTCTACGAGGACCGCCCTGCCCGCCGAACCAGCGGTGAGGCGGACTACGGGGTGCACTGGCGCGAGGGGTCCTCGTCTTCCCCCCGCTGGCGTGTCTCGTACGTGCAGGCGACCGGGGAGGTCTACGCCGCCGAGGAGGGAACACCGTCCGGCCGGGTCGTCATCCTCGGCGCTGTCCCGGCTGACGAGGTCCCGGCCGGGCAGGAACGGAGCCGCGCCTACTACGAGACGCTTGACCGCGTCCTCGGCGGGTGGCACGACCCGGACGTCTCGCGCTTCAGCCTTCAGTGGGTCCGGGGCAGGCTGGCCGAGGCCGCCGGGTTACAGCTCTTGCGCGTCGTGGACGGCGATCTCCTCCGCCAGCCGCTTCAGCTCCGCGTCCACCGCATCCTCCGTGATCACCTCGACTCGCGTCCGCGTCGGCGCGGCCAGCCCCAGCAGCCGATCGCGGTGGGCGCTGATCTTCAGCAGCCGGTCCAGCGCCCGCAGCACCGGCTCATCGTCCATCACCGGCTTGTCCACCCCGGTCGCCGCATCGGTGAACATGACCACCTCGCCATGCTGCGACACCATGTAATGCGGCGTCGCCAGCACCCGCAGCGCATGCCGCATGTACTCATCCAGCCGGTCCAGCTCGATCCGCCGCACCTCATCCGCCGGCTCGCAGATCGCATCCGACAGAGCCCGCTGGACCGCCTCGTAAGCCGACGCCTGGTTCTTCCAGCCCATCTGCGCGGCGACCTGCCGGTAAGTCAGCCCGCGCCGCCGGTGCTCCAGCGCCTGGGCGTCCCGCTCGATCTGGGCGACGGTACGAGAGCGGCGGCGGGGCACGGGCGTGGCCTTCCTGGTTGGGTGCTGGCTGGGTGTTTGGCAAACAGGCTTCTTTGCGGTCATGTGTTGACATGGTTTACCCGGTGCGGTAAGTTTATCTCTGTAAGCGAGATAAACTTAACTGGGAGGCAGTCATGCGCGACAACACAGGCGAGACCGAGGCCGACTACAACCGCCTGGCCGAGTACTACGAGGCCCAGGACGAGATGCGCTACCGCCGCCGTGTGCTCGAGACCGAGGCGACCGACGAGAACTACGACGAGCTGTGGGCCGCCTACGACAGCGCGAACACGCTCCTTGCGGAAATCCGCGCGACCATCACCGACTGGCACGCCTGACCCCGCCCGATCGGCAAGCGCCGCGGTTCGAGCCCGCGGCGGGCACTCAGCTTCTGTATCGCCCTGGAAGGGAGATCCCCCGATGACCCCTGTCGCGCTCGAGGACATCACCGCGACCGCTGTCACCCGCCGGCTGATCGCGCTCACCGAGGAGGGCGGGCTGCGGCCCGCCGCCCGGGCGCCCGGCCGTTACGGGCGCGTCGCGGTGATCCTCAGCGGCAAGGGACGTGACGCCCTGTTCGGGGTGATCTACGTCAGCGCCCGCAAGGGCACGGCGCTGCGCGCATTCCTCACCCACGGCAACTGGGGCGAGGAGAAGCGGTACGAGACCGTGGCGGAGGTCCGCACTGTCCTGAAGTCCTGGGCCGCGCTCCAGCGGCCCCGTGAACCCAGTGGAGGGAAACCATGAGCACTGTCCCGGCCCGTACCCTGGCCGGCCTGCGCGCCGAGTGGGACGCGCCGTTCCCGGCCGGCCCGTCTGACGAGGCCGCCTCAGCGGCACGCGGCCAGCTCACCCGCGAACTGGCTGCCGCGATCCTCGGTGCGGACCTGTACGACGCGGAGCGCGGCAGCCGTACGAAGGTCGGCGACCTGTTCATCTCCAGCGTCGGATGGTCCAGGGCGCGCGCTGACGCTGCGGCTGCGATCGCCGAGCCGGGCTCTGCGGAGTGGAGGGCAGCCCTCGGGACTCCCGAGCGCGCGACGCTCACCAGCGACGGCCTGGGGGTGAACCGCGGGCAGTGGTGCCAGTGCGGCCACGAAGACGCCGGCGAGTGGGGCCGGTACGAGTACTGGACTGCCGGGGGACGCGAGGGGCACGGGTTCGTGCACGCCTATTGCCGACGGCTGATGCAGGCGGGCTGACTCCCGTACGGAAACTTTGCCATTATGTGTTGACTAGGTTTCCTCATGAGAGTAATATTATCTCCATAAGAAAGACTAAATCACCTGGAGGGGCCATGCCCGGCAACATCCACGACAACCACAAGGGCCGCGCGGTCAGGGCACTCACGACCAGGCACCTCCGCCGCGCCGCCGACTTTCCCGGCTGGGACGCCCCGGACTACGGCAGCTACCTGCTCCCCATCCCCGAAGGGCTGACCGGGACCGTCACCAACGTGGAATCCCACGGCGCGGCCCCGTACACCCGCTACGGCGTCCGGTTCAGCGACGACAGCAGCGCGTCCGGGCTGTGCCCCGGCACAGACATCGAGTTCCCCGGCTAGAGCGGAACAGGGCGAAACCCCCCGTCGGGGGTCCGTGCGTGAGGCGCACGCTGACGAGCCCGAAGGAGGCCACCATGGCGAACCGCACCGACATCACCCGGTGGATGACCGAGTACGACCCGGAGAACATCCCCGGCTACTGGCACTTCCCGTTCACCACGGCGAACGGGATCGAGCCCGCCGTGAACATGGGAGCGGTCTACGGCCGCCACAACGTGGGCTTCACCGACCCGGCAGGCAAGACCCGCGAGGTTACCGAGGGCCCGGAGGTCCCCGGGCCCCGCGCCTGCGCCTACGGCAAGACCACCGCGATCACCGCGAACCCGGAGCACGGCACCTGGGGCGAGGTCAGGCGGAACGAGGCAGCCGGAGCCGAGATCCACGCCTCGTTCGGGGACGAGCTGGTCATCTTCGGCTACGTGTACCGGATCGAGCGGGCGCCGAACAGGAACATCCGCCTCGTCCTGGCCGACGACAGCAACGGGCTGGCGTCCGGCCAGATGAACCTGATCCGGCTCATGACCCGCAAGGGCATCGAGACCAGCGTGGCGTACGAGCTGGCGACGGAAGACAGCGTGAGCCGGCGGTTCCGGGCAGCCGCTGCCGCCGGGTGAACGGCACAGGGCGAAACCCCTCCGGGGGTCCGCGGGTGAAGCCCGCGCTGACGAGCCCCCGAACCAGGAGGACAACTGTGACCACGCAAGACGGCGACCTGATCGAACGGGCGCGCAGGCTGCGTGCCGAGACAGAGGACGCGGGCAGCGCCCTGGAACTGCTGCGCGCTGGCCTGCCTGCCTATGCCGACCGGGTGCTGGCCACCGGGTGCGTGC